AATCAACATCAGCTGCTGCAAAAACTGAACCTAATCCATGAGCAGTATAAGCCTGAGTTCCTATTGATTTATATAGATACCTCTGACACAAAGCCAACTCCTCACCGTAACTTCTTGATTCAAAGTCAGTAGCTGTAGAGCCTATCTCCATCTGAACGCCTGTGATGCTGAATGTTCTATCGGTAGAGTCATAGATGGAAGTTAAGTCGTCTACTGCAGCGCGGTCGGCATTGACTTTATCTGCCCAAGTATTTACAGCGAACGTGCCGCTCGTAAAGTTAGAACCAGCATGGAGCCAAAAAATAATATATAAGCTAATGGCATTGTCGTTATTTAGTGGATCTGAAGTGTCAGCAGCAAACGTAAGTTCTATTCTGTTCCAAGATGTTGTGACGGCGAAAGACTGCGTTATACTCCTACCGTTATCACCATCAAATAATTCACATACATATAATGCTGCTGCGTTACCTTTCACGTAAAAACTTACCGTGACTTGTTCCGCACTAGCTGTGCCTTTTTTAAGTTGCTGTACGTCTTGACCTTCAAATCTAGTTTGTAGAGTTAAAAATTCACCTGCTGCTATAGAAGTATCAGCGGTCGTGGTGGTAAGTTTCGTACAATTAGCAAATCCTGCTGGCCCGTCAGCCACCTGCGCCATTGTATATCTTCCTGCTGAAGCAGCACCGTCCATCGCCCACCTATCTAACGTGAAATAACCTCCTGCTGCACCCAACCCTGTCTCTGATGTAGACCTTTGTGCTACTTTCATCTCACCGTTGATTACAATATTTCTACGGCCACCTATCTGCCCTGAGTTAATACTGGGTAGATTAGTGATGCCTGTTGTGCCGTTTAATACTAAGCTCATTAGTCTGCCGCCTCTGGTGTGTTACCATCTTCTATCCATGCTAGGTATTCTTGGTAGTCTCTGTTGGCTGGTTCTATCGGAATAGAAGCACTGTCGGCTAATCTAATAATACTAGTAAGAACGCCTTTGTAATTGTATTTTTTATACATATTTATAACTCCGCATCAAATTGAATAAACCCACCACTTTGATCTAAAGTCAGTATTCCGCAGAAACCTCTTGTACGCGCAGTAGGATCTGTGCAGTTAATAACCAAAAAATCTGAACTTGACGTTGAAAGAGTTATAGCGGTTGGCGCAACATCAAATGGTTCAAGGTCAAAATCTGACAAAGCTGAATACGAAAGAGTAGGCGTAGCTCGGTAAGATGTCTGCGGTCGGTGGACAACCATAATTACGGTCGTAGTATTATAAGTCCCCACAATAGGCTTTTGTAGCCCTACCGTGGTAGGTGCGGTATACCTTTCGCAATATCTTCTACACAACGCTAACTCTTCACCGTAACTTCTGCTTTCAAACGCTGTAGCGGTAGCTCCAAGCTCCATCTGCACTCCAGTTATGGAGAGGGTTCTGTCAGTAGAGTCCAAGATAGAGGTAAAGCCGTCTACGGCAACACGATTGGCGCTGACTACATCTGCCCAAGTGTTTACAGCAAACGTACCGCTTGTAAAGTTAGAGCCAGCATGTAGCCAAAAATCTAAACGTAAACTTGCCCCGTTATCATCATTAAATGGGCCAGAAGTGTCTGCTGCAAATGTTAATTCTATTCGGTTCCAAGCAGTTGTCACGGCAAAGGATTGTGCTATAGTTCTGGCGTTATCATCATCGTATAATTCACATACATATAACGCCGCAGCGTTCCCTTTCACATAAAAACTTACTGTGACTTGCTCGGCACTCGCCGTGCCTTTTTTTAACTGTTGTAAGTCTTGACCTTCAAACCTTTGGCGCAGAACTAAAGCCTCGGCAGCGGCTAAAGATGTATCAGCAGTAGTTGTTGTAAGTTTTAAACAGTTAGCAAATCCTGCAGGGCCATCGGCAACTTGTGCCATTGTAAATCTTCCTGCTGTACTCCCTGCTGCCATATCCCATCTATCAAGCGTGTGGTAACCATTTGCTGCACCTAAACCTGTCTCTGATGTAGAACGCTGCGCTACTTTCATTTCACCGTTGTAAACTATATTTCTACGGCCACCAACCTGACCACCGTTAATACTGGTCAAGCCATCAATAGTGCCTATAGCTGGAATATCTACACCTGCACTGTTGACAGTAAATTTAGTAGTGCCAGCAGATTGTATCTCTAAAGTTCCTGACGTATCAGAGGTTATCTTTAGTCCACCAGAAGTATCTGCGTTTATTTTAGCTACCATGTTCTATCCTTACAAAATCACCCAGCGACTGCCGCTAGGGATTGTTACTACTACGCCAGATTCTACAGTTATCGGCCCAACACTCATAGCATTTTTCCCTGATGTTATAGTGTAATTTGTTGTGACATCATCTGAGTTTTCTACAAATACTGTATCACTTCCACCGCCTGTAGCACCACCACCCAAACTACCCCAAGCTGAACCATAGCCTTCAAACTGACTTAGTGTGCTGTTGTAGCGAATATGCCCTGCTGCACCCGTAGGCCGTTGTGCCGTAGTACCTGCGTTAAGTTTTAAAGCGTTGGTTGCAGAAAGTGACACTAAGCCAGCAGAGCTAATAGCAATAGCGTTTGTATCACTAGCAGAGCCTATCGTACCAGCATCGGCGATAACTAACCCAGCGCCAGAAGTAATTGCTCCCCCTGTGCCTAGCGTACCTGCAATCGTTACGTTTGTGGTTCCTGTAGGTATCTCTATAACATCTGCATCTGCATCATTCTTGATGGTTACGTCATTAGTAGAGCCTTGTCCCGTAAGAATTAGACCTTCAACACTAGTGTATCCGATTGCAGCGTTGTCTCCTGCTGCAGTGTCACCGTCAGGTTCAAAGGTAGCAGCTGTGGCAAGCCCTGTAACGTCTACAGAAGCCAGTACACTGTTACCTGCAACGTCTATAGAGCTACTTATATCTAATGTAGCAGCATCTAGTTCACCTGATATTGTAAGGTTGCGTATGCCTGTGTAGTCTTTATTAGAATCAAGTATTACGGCTTTACTGGCGATAGCCGTGCCTACTGCTGTAGAACCTAAGTCTAATGCGTTAATTTCACCCGCTACAGCGGTTACCGTGTCAAGAATATTCAGTTCAGCAGCCGTGGTCGTTACTGCAACGCCGCCGATCAATAATTTATCTTTTACTATATCAATGTTTGCGCCGCCAGCAGTTAGCAATTTATCGCCAGAAGTGTCCCACATTAAGTAAGCACCGCTAGTATCGCCGAAGAACTTGGCGTCGTAGCCTTGCCCGTCAACGCCTGATGTAAACGCTGCGTCTATTTGTACCGCTGCATTAATATCTAGTGCTTTGTCAAACTTAACGGCCTCGCTGCTGTCGGTGGTAACGAATGTCATGTAAGCATTGTCGGCTTCTTCAAAAACTAACGCTGCCCCATTGTTGTCTATGACTTTTACAGAGCTTGCCGCTCCGAATGTTAAAGCCCCATCTGCGCCAGCACTTAAAGTTAAGTCTCCAGCTATATCTACAGCGCCAGAAAAATCACCCGTTGCAGCGTCTAATTCTCCTGATACAGTTAGGTTTCTTATCCCTGTGTAATCTTTAGAACTGTCTAATACCACCGCTTTGCTAGCGACTGCTGTTCCTATAGCAGTAGTTCCTAAGTCTAAGTAGTTTATTTCAGCTACTACGACTGTCGCACCATCTAATTTATTGAGTTCAGAAGCAGTAGATGTGATTGCCGTGCTGCCAAGAGTAAGCTGCCCCTCTGGGACTATTAACCCTGCACCACCATTAAAGATAAGATCATCTGCGCTCGTATCCCATGTCATGTTTGCTGACGCGGTATCCCCGTAGAATATCGTATCGTAACCTTGCCCATCTACCCCAGAGGTAAAGGTTGCATCAATCTGTACCGCCGCATTGATGTCTAACGCTTTGTCAAACTTAACAGCTTCACTACTATCCGTTGTAACAAAGGTCATATAGGCGGCATCTGCTTCCTCAAATACTAGCGATGCGCCCTCATTGTCTTTTATTTTTACTGAACTGGCGGCTGAGAATCTTAATGCGCCATCAGCTCCAGCAGAAAGTGTTAAATCACCCGCTATATCTGCACTACTGTTTACATCTAACGTGCCAACAACTTGTAGATCTTGCGACATTACAATATCGCCATCGGCTTCAATTTGAATTGCGTCTGTATCAGATACAGAGCCTATGTAACCCGCGTCTGGTATGACAATATTGCCACCAGTTGTCATTAAACCAGCACCGATATAAGTGCCACTGGCGTTAATGTTTGCGTTTACATCCAATAAAGTCGCATTTAATTCTATTTCGTCAGTTGCGTTTATATCTAGTACGGTTGCACTCGGCGCATTTATGCTTTGTGAGGCATCATTGAACTGTAAGGCCATAGCTCCATTAAGCAATAAGCCAGTATCATGAACGTGCGTCAGGGTAACTTCATCATTAGCCCCAAACGATAGTATTGCGCCGTCATGTTGTAATTCTAAATCTTGTGTAAGTGTTACATCGCCATCAGAGCCAATAGCTATTGCATCTGCGTCACTTGCGCTACCTATTTGGCCGCCATCAGCAATAGTTAAACCACCAGTTAATGTACTGCGGTCGTCTGAGGTTAAAGCTCCAACATGTAAGTTTACATAATCATTTATTGTGACGTTACCAGCCGTAGTGCCATCTTCCGTGTTGGCGGCTATCGTTGCAAACTCTTGTGCGCTTGCGTCCCAGATAAAGCCTCTGTTCGCAGTGTCGGTTGCTGAACCATTACCCCTAGTAATAATAATCCCAGAATCATACGCTGTGCCTGTGTAGGCTTGTGCATATTTTACTAATGGATCAGTAACCGTTAAATTTGTTGTGGCTACAGTTGTGGTAGCACCATTTATAGTTAGGTCGCCTGTAATTGTTACGTTGTCACCAAAGGTAACTTCTGATGTGCCGTGTCCTATTTGTACTGCGATCCCACTGGTTTCAGTTGCAATTTTCATTACGCCAGTTTTATTAGTTAAGTAGCTATTTGTTGCATCGTGGTAGAGAAGCATATCAGCCGCTGCGCCTACCTTGATCTGGTCATTGTCACCAAGCTCTAAATGGCTGGCTAATGTGGCAACACCCGTTACGCCTAGAGTTCCTGTGACCGCTAAGTCCTGAGACAACACTATGTCGCCATCTGCTTCTATCTGTATGGCATCTGTGTCAGACGCTGATCCAATATAGCCAGCATCAGGAATTACAATGTTACCGCCTGTAGTCATTAACCCCGCGCCAACGTATGTCCCGCTAGCGTTAATATTTGCGTTTACGTCAAGTAAAGTTGCGTTAATTTCTACTTCATCGGTTGCATTTATATCTAAGGTCGTAGCATCTGGCGCTTGTATGAACTGACTTGCATCATTAAATTGCAACTGCATAGCGCCGTTGAGCAACAAACCTGTGTCATGTACGTGTGTTAGCGTTACTTCTTGGTCGTCGCCGAAGTTTACTACCGCGCCATCAGCTAAATACAGGTCAGAAAACTCTAACGCTGACGTACCAAGCGACGCGCCATCGCTTGCATCTGGCACAAAAGCCGTAGTTGCTGTGATTATTGTGCTGGTTAACGTGCCATTGCTTGCGTTATATAGCAGCGCTGCATCAGTTTTTGGCGCTAAGTCTCCTGTTGCCGACTCAAATAAACCGACGAATGAGGTAGCATCGTTGGTATCTGCAACGGTAATCGTGGCGGGAACAATAGCCGCTGAACCGTTAAACGATACACCGCCAATAGTTCTTGCTGACTCTAACAGTGTAGCCGTGCTTGCATTGCCCGTTAAAGCGCCTGTAAAGCCAGCACTGGTTAGCATACCGCTGTTTGGGTTGTAGTTTAAGCCTGTATCTGTTTCTGCGCCCTGTGCGCCTGTAGCTCCATCAACAAATATGGGATAAACCGTTTCATCTGCGCTGTTATTTGCGCTTACTGTTACGGTTGTTGCTTGTGTAGATAACGCTACCGCTATATCGCCAGTGCCGTCAAAAGAAGTGCCGCCGATACTTCTAGCAGTTGCTAGGGCGGTTGTTGTAGCTGAAAGTGCTACTGCTATATCTGCTGTGCCATTGAAGCTAGTGCCACCAATAGTCCTAGCTGTTTCTAGTGCCGTAGCTGTTGCTGCATTGCCTGTAGTGTCTTGGTTTAGCGTGCCAATAACAAAATCTAAAGTATTGTCATCATCTTGATATGTAACTGTGATGTTGGTTTCGGTATTGTTGGAAACCATTGCACCTACTGTGTCTGAAATAGTCTCGGCAAGCGTTATCCCTGCTATAGTGATTGCGTCTGCTTCTAGCGTGCCGTTAATGTAAGCGTCTTTAAATTGTAAACTTGCTGTGCCTAAATCAACGTCATTATCGGTAACTGGCGCTAATACACCATCTATTAACTTAACTTGATCTGCTCCAGCAGCCCTAAAGATAACAGTATCGTCTGTCGCAAAATCAATATCGTTGTCTGCATCTCGGCCTACAACTAGAGCTGCATTTGTTATTGAGGTAATTGTTGTTTGTGCTGGCTTAACTGTAACTGCGCCGCTACTTAGGACAAAATCAGCGCTAGCAAATGACGCTATACCTTTGTTAGAGCTTGTTGCATCTTCCGCGCTTATTGTAATTGCAGCGGTTTCCGATCCACTTCCTGAGACATCAATGCCTTCTCCAGCCGCTATCGTTGCTACATAATTGCCTGTGGTATCTGTTCCTAGAACTAAGCTATTAGCAGTAATTGTGGTTGCAAAAGAAACATCGCCTAGATTAGTAACAGTGCCAGAGCCAGTAACATCACCTGTTAGCGTAATGCTAAAGTCATCTACATTCAGATCAATCGTGCCATCTGCATCTTGGTAAGTAACTGCAATACCGCTTTCAGTATTGCTAGAAAACATAGCCCCTACTAGGTCTTGCACATCTTCAGTAGTGATTGAGATTGTTACACCGTTGCCAGATACGGCAGACGTAATGCCTGTACCACCTAATATACTTAGTGTTTCAGAATCTAAATCTATGGCAATAGTTGTGCTGCCATCAGTTAAGTCTAAGTCTTGTGCTGTAACTTGAGCATCTACATAAGCCTTGATAGATTGCTGAGTTGCCAGTTTTACTGCACTGTTGCTGTTTAGGTTATCTTCATCTAGGACACCAGTGACCGTAGCCCCGCCAGCAGTGAACTGTAAGTTATACAGCTTTGCTGTTAGTGACTGCGCTCTTGTGCTTGCTGAATCTATCCATTGGCTATTAGTGCTGTCATAGATGGCTATGCCACCCGCTGAACCAGTAAGCTCTAGCCCCTGTGTGCCTATAGTTACAACTGAAATAGTGCTGCTGCTTGTGACTGTTATTGTGTTTGTACTCATCTTGATATATTTCTTCTAATTGAGTATGTGCCCTCTAAAACCCTATATATATTGCTTCCAGACACTAGCTCTAAATCATACACGCCATCGCCAGCAGTTAAATCTGCTGTGTCTGCTGCTGATATTGTTAGTGTGACTGTGCCAGCAGTACCGCCTAAAGCAATACCGCTGTTTCCAGTTGTGAGAGTTACAACTGCGGCTGAAGATTCTGGATTCTCACGTAAGTCCATTTCTGCGCTAGCGTATCCTGTTAGGTTTACTACGTTTCCTGAGGAGTCTGTCAGCGTAAGGACTTGGCTAAATGTAGCGCCCTGCTCTATAACAAAATGGTGGTAACCTGCACTCATGCGAATCAATCCTATTGTTTACATGGTATCTACCATTCCAAGCATCTGCTCAAATTATATTAGCATCAATTTTTCTTTTTGGTTCTTTTTTTTGGTGCTTTTTTTGTAACTTTTGGGTTTGCAGCTGGCGCTGTTGTTTGTATATCGCTTGTAGATTGCACTTTTATTTCTACAGCCCATCCATTTTCAACAAACTTTTGCATTTGTTCTTGCTGCCATACTTCTTTTGCATCTACTTGTTCGTTGATGCCGTATCTTTGTACGCTTGAACCTTCTGCGTAAAGTGATCCTGCTTTTGGTATAATTATTTTATATGCCACATCGCCCCCTTAATAGATAAATGGGGAGCAAAAGCCCCCCATCTATTACTAGCTATACGTTATGTATTACGTTAGCGTTGTCACCAGATGAGCGTGCTAGTCCTTTAAGGACAAGTGCGCTTATCGGAGTTCCTGTGCTGTGCGTGCCAGTTTTGGCAACTACAACTCGGACATAACGCTTACCGCCTACATAACCAATCCACCAAGTACCACCTGCACTATCTGGATTTCCGTCAGTACCAGCAGTGCCAGTACCGTCAAGAATCAAGAAGATACCACCAGCGGCTATAGTGCCGTCAATGATTTCTGCTTGTACGCAGTCAGTATAAGTAGAGTCATCGTCAGAATGTTCTAACGATATTTGGAAGTTGAGGTTCGCCGCTAAAGTATCACCTTCTGCGCCAACCGATACAACAATCATTGCACTTTCGTAGCCTTGTAGGTCTACTCCTGTGCCGTTTGCTCCTGCGGTTTTTACAGCGTTAATGATGCTATTAGCTGGAACGATATTGTTACTTAGATCTCTCATATATCACCTCCACTAAGTGCTACATTTCTGTTTAACAATGGCTTCCGCTTGGATAACCTGTCCACCGACTCTACGTCTTGCAATGTAACGCACATTACCAGAAGTCGCCTGTGTGAAAGGATCACGGAGAACCGCCATTTGAACACGGTCTACAATCATGTAGCCCCTACGAAAGTCGCCGAATGCTACTGGGAAGGTATTAGAACCCTCGTCTGGCATATCAGTTGCTTCAATATAAGGATGTCCAAGTACAGAGCTTGTTACGCCACCAGTTAGCATCATTCCAGCTTGGAAAACGTACTGTCCAGCAGTGTCTTTTAGCTTACGGATTGAAGACAAGGTAGTGCGATTGAAAACGAATGTGCCGTTTTTCGCATACTCTGACTTAATACCATGAACTAAGGCAATAAGGCCATCAGCTAAGATTGTTGACGCGTGTCCTGAAACAACTTGCGCAACATCACCGTTTGACATAAAGCCAAAAGGCTGACCAACACCATTACCAGAAACGTGCGCTGTGCCTTCTGCTTTTGCAAATTGCTCTGCAAATTCAGACTGCATTTCTGCTTCTAGATCAAAAACAGTATCTTCTAGATCCTGCTCTGAAATATCAACAAGTGCATACATTTCATGCGCTGGTATTTCTTCTAACCCAACTGTGTAACCAGAAGTCTCGGAACGTGTGCCACTCTCAGCTACCCATGCAGCCGCAAATTGACCTGTTCTTTTAGGTACTTGCACTGATCGTTGTGAAGTAGTTCTGATTCTAGCGATAGCACGAATAGGTGATATTTCAGTTACTGACTTAAGTAACTCTCTCACATATTCTGGCGGCGCTAAATAGCCACCTGTAGTATCGTTAGAGACAGTAAGTGCCTTCAGCTCCATAGGATCTAAAGACTCTTTCCCTTTTCGGCAATACTTGTCAAATAGGGCAACATTTTCATCAATGCTTTTTGCATCATAGCCTGTAGCTGGACGCGATAGTGCTGTTTCAAGGCTTGCGACCTTTTCATTTACACTGTCTTGTGCTGCTTTTTCTTGTGATAGGCGTTGATTGACATCTTCTAATCGGTCTAAATCTGCTTCAATCTTCCCGATTTTGTCATTCAACAGCGTATCATCAGACAGACCTTTCTCTACTCGCTCCAAACGCTCGTCGTTTGCTTTCTTAAATTCTTCAAAAGCTGGGACAAGTTCAGATACGAGTTGCTTTATATCGTCAGACATATTGCTATCCTCGGTTTGTTAATGTTGATGTTAATTGTTTAATAGCTACTGCTAACTCAGTTGTATCTTCTACAGGTTCAAGCATCTCGCTTGATTCTTTAGTTTCAAACGCCTGATGGACTGCTTTTGCAGCCACTTTTGCCTCGGAACGTGAAAGATTGAAAGCATCTCGCAATCCATTTTCCCATTCTCTAATAGAAACAACATCAGCCTTCACCGATAAAACCGTAGCTTTCGGGTTCATAGGAAAGGTAACTAATGATATTTCCATTAAATCTACTTCACCGATCATGCGCTTCTTACTGCGCTTATCGTATGTGATTTCTTTTGGGTTTGGTCTAAACCCTATGGACATGCCGTCTAGTGCGCCCATTTTAAGTAATTCGTATGCGTCACGCCCAGCAGTAGACTTTAAAGCTAATCTACCTTTGACATATAGGCCGTGTTCATCTTCTTTGATTTCATCAAATACACCGATAGGCATATCTGACTTGTGCTGATACAGTAATTTCACGCCTAAATGACCGCGTGCTTTAAGGCTTTTACGAAATGCCCCTGTTTTAATTACGTCATTGCCTAAGTCTACGTTGTTAAAAACAGATGCGTAGCCCTCAAACTCGCCGTATTCCTCATCTTCTTCTTCAGAGGCATCTAGCTTTAACGTGCTTTTAAACTCTAAATACTGAGGATCAAGTTTTTCTTCTTCTTCCTCAGAAGTTTCTTCCGCCATATCTTTGCCAAACTCTACGATATAGGAATCGTCAGTTTCGGTTACGGCTCTGATATGCTTCTCGTCATTCTGTATAGAATCTTCTTGCGAATCGTAACTTATGTTACCGACAGCCCCCATTATCTCTACGAAATTTCTGGTCATATGGCTATCCCTTGTGTACACACTGTTATCCTAAGTGAATTATTATCATACCACAATGAAAAAAACTAATATATTTTTGAATAAAGGTTGACATGCATGCTAATGATTGTTATTATAACAACATAAATTGATTAACAGGATAAATTGAAATGACATACGAAGATAAAGAAATACTTAAAGGCTTTTATAACATGATGAAATTAATTGTACTTCCGCAACTTGTGGTTGTAGGGTTAATTGTTCTAGAGGGGTCTTTCTAATGAAGAAACATAACGTAAAAGTTGGGATTGTTGATACGCTAAGTCGCAAGAATAAGAAGAAAAACAAGCAGAATAGCAATAAAAGAATTCGGCAAGACGGTAAAAAAATAATCTTATAACAGGCGGAGCGAGACTAATGAAGCTAACTGAAGATGATCTTTTTGAAATATGGGAAATATTGGTGGCGGAATCTACCAGCGCAGAGATGCGTGCTACCTCTTTTATAGAGTTTCTAGAAAAATACTACCAAAAGAATAAATTTCGCACATTGCTAACATCTAAGGAGATTCCTTTTTAATGAAAGAATATGCAGCGATACTTATAGATCCTTATGAGCGTGCGTTAACTCTTATGCAGATAAGACACGACTTTGACTCTTACAGATATGCTATTGATTGCAGTTGGATAGAGCTATACAAGTTTGCAGAGGTGCATGATGGGCGCAAGCGATCAGCTATTTTAGTTATGGACGAAGAAGCCTCCGTAAACTCCAGCACGAAAGCACCATTTAAGCTGTACCATAAGAGCCAAGATGACTCAGCTATATTCTTAAATAAGTGTTTATTAATTGGTGACCGCAAAGATTGTCCGTATAATATAGAAGAATTAGAAAGCATTATTAAGTTTGGGGTGCGCAGAAATGGTAGATAAGACAGCAGAACAACAAAAAATACATAAGCAATTATCAGCTATGTTGACGATGCGTTCTTGGACTGAAAAGCAAAGCAAACAATGGGATAAGCTATTAAGTTCTTACCCTATAGAAAATGATGCTGATGAAAATGTTGTCATGTGGTTAGATGAAAGCGCTGCACTGATACAGGTAGTTCCTACTTAGATTGTTTTTTTATAAGTTCTATTAGCGGTAAAAAATCTGGGTCTAATTGTGCATTGTGTCCCATTTGCCAAGCGCTAAAGTTTTCTGCAAACCACTCTTTTTCGTTTTCTAGACCGTATTCGCTTGGAGAATTTGTACGCTTCACTGGCGTACCTTTCCTGTCTAATAGCTCTTGTTCGGCAAAAGGCAGATCTGGTTGATTCCACTGGCGTTTTTCTTTATCAAATCTGTTTGTAAGTTTATTGTATTGTTTTTTGGTTTTTATAAGGTGCATTTGATGTATATGATGAGCAAATTCGTGATACAGAGTTGCTTTGATTCTATCTGTAGGATTACTAGCATAGTCTCCTGCTGACCACGGGCGTAGATCTTTAGAGTCTCCTTGCTTCCACAGGCTTGTATTCCTTGACCGTGCGTAGTTTATGGCTAGTGCGGGAACATTAAGATCAAGCACCCCGTCACCCATAGCTGCCAACGCTCTTTTTCGGGTAACATTAGCGATCCCACGTAGGGGGGGTATGCCAAAAGAGACAGCTAACGCATTTAACTCTGGCATAGTATCTTCTACAATACTTATTACGGCTTTACCGTCAGCGCTATTAGCATTATTTCGTGCTAGATATGCTGGTGTCGCAGTAAACCTAGCCTTACCAAAGCCTTCTGCTTGCGGATAACTATGCTCTATTTCCCCATCTATAATGTTATACCGCGTAGCCCCGAATCTTGCTGAGTCATGCCCTATATCGTCCCATTTCTTATCTTTGTAGTTTTTAGCTATTTCTTTTTTAAGATTACTTTTCATGCCAGCAATCGTTACGCCAGTTACTAGCTTTTTCATTGTATCTTCATGTGTAGACTTGTTTAACACTAGACCGCTTGCTGAAACTCTAACATTGCCAACGGTTATATCTTCTTGGGGAGCTACTTGTATTGGGCTGTTATCTTCCACGCCATCTACGTCTTGCGCGTCTACATACACCATAACGCACCTGCAATTGATTACGTTGCGTGCGCCTCCTGCTGGATCTCCGGCATATTGCATCTCAGCGCCACCAATCTTAAACGGCTCGTCCATCGCAACCGTTAGACCGTTGGCTAAAGAGTGTGCTGATCTAGTTCTTGCATCTCCTGTAGCCACCCACCTTTTCATCATAGTCATTCCTAGTTCCTGCTCTACGGTGCTATGATATTGATGATTTGCGTAACTTGCGGCGTTATGGGTTTCTGTTCTGGCTATTGTTGCGGCTCTTTTACGACCTATGGCTGGCGCTCTACGGTTAATTTCTTTGCTTATCTGGGAAAGGCTTAACCCATCAGATCTAGACTTTATAATTACGTCATTAACAACATCAGTCATGCGTCCTGATGCGTTGGCTAAGTTAATCCACCTGCTGTCATTGAAATACGTTATCAAGTCTTCTATATCAGAGTTGCGACCAAATACAGCAGCGTTTACTGATTTAAAGTTGTCTTCGTATTTATCTTCGTTGGCGCTATAGATAGTGGTAAATACACGTTTATAGTGCGCTCTAGCGACTAATAACAACTCGTCAAATAGTTTATTGCTTGCGATCTCGTTGTAAAACGCGCCTTCTATCTCGTAATTGCGTGCTTCCGTTCTTATAAACTTAAGAAACAAGCTATTTATTCGGGTATAGCCAGACTTTTCTAAAGATTTCCTGATGCGCGATTGCCGCCTTGCTTCAGTTCGTGCATTTATTCTGCCGAGTCTAAAGTTGCGTAATCTTTTTTGTTGTAGTTGAAGCACAACTAATCTTTTCCTAGTTCAGCCTCTATCTGGTTGCGCTTCTTTGTAGCCCATGAAAAACCAGCATCGCCGCCCCATAAAGCCCACGCTATACGCCCTGCACTTGGGTAACCCTCTTGGCTTGGCTTGTAGCCTTGCCCTTGCTTGTCTACCTCATGCCTACTAAAGAAAGAGTACATACGCTTAACTGTGCTTGGACTTAAGTTTTCTCTGTTTGTTAGCTGATTTGCGCGTGCGACACCAACTGCTGTGCCGCCGCGATTAAACTTTTTTCGCCAGTCTAACCCTCGCTGGGCTTCTTCTGCCATGCTTGAAGTTGGTTTAAAGTCTATATCAGATACTGCTTTTTCATCTTCATCTTGATCTATATAGGCATCTAATTCTTCATCATCAATAGGATCGTCTACTTCTGGTGGCGCTTCAGAGCCTAAAGCAAAGAGATTAGCCCCTATGTATATGTCATCACCACCGCTAATTGCATTTAACCCTAGCACCTCTCGCGCTTCATTCCTTGTCATTATCCCCGCCGTTACTGCTGAAGTTACATTTTCGTAGGTCTTACGCTTGCGCTCGGATAACGCTGGTATTGCCTCTGTGTCATAACAAAACATTAAGTTCTCGTTATACATTGGAACTAACCATTCGTTTAGATCGCTCTCTATCAACCTTAAATGCGGTATAATTGTTTCCTCATACAGCGCTAGCCGTGCTTCCGCTATATTGCTATAGGTTTGGCTGTCTGGCACGCCTACAAGCTGGCTAGGTACACCAAAGCATAACGCTATATCTGTAGCCGCCATATGTTTAAGGTTAATAAAATCCATGTCTTTAGGTGATAAGCCCATTTCGCGCCAATCAAAATCACCCTCTAGCAACATTGGCCGCCCAGCGTTACCGCTTCCAGCAAACCTATTGTTTAGATCAGTAAGTAGTTGCTGTCTTTGCGATTCAGTTAGGTTAACTGCGAACCCTGCATCATCTTTAGGTTTAAATATAACCGCACCTGATGGTCTTGCGCCGTTTTGTAATAAGTTAATGTTGTGCTTGCTGGCTAGATTATGCTGGTCTACATCTACCGCTGCTGCCGATAATGGACTGCAACCGTAATAATCATCTAATGGGTTCCATAGTTTAATATGTTTGAGTTCACTAAAGCCTGTCTCTTGGTCTACTAAGTAAGTCTCAGCTACTCTGCCATTGAGCATATACTCATAGCGCTCTGGTATCGGTTTGTTGCCGCCTTTGATTACAATGCGATCCGGCCTTAACAAGTGCAGCTCTCTAGGCTGCGCACCACCGCCAACTTTCAACACATAAGCATTACCGCTTAATAAAAGATAGCCGAATAGAGAGTTAAAGAATTCTGAATTACTTTGTAATGGGTTAGGACGGTCTAATAAATCTTGTAACGGGTGGTTATCCAGCACTGTATCGCCATTTTTAATCATGTAGCGCACTGAGCCAGCGCCCTTGCTGATTTCATTGACACACCTATAAACTATAGCGTTCTTTAGATAGCCCTCGCTAGCTAAGTCTGCATAGTTGTACTGCTTGCTCTCTCCAGAACCCACGCCAAAGTAGCCGATCATGTTGCCAGCTTCTTGCTTTGTGCTTCTTTTGTTGCGATCAAACCGCCGTCTTAGTCCGTCAAATATTGCCATTAGCTAATTCTCCAGTTTACATCGCCTTGTGACTTGCTTAATTCTGATAAGCCCCAGACTAATGCGTCTAGCCTATCTGGACTTGGTTTAACTTGTCCAGTATAAGTACACATTTGTTCCTCTAATTGAGAGAAAACATTAATGTGATGAACGCGCTTTTGCTCGTAAAGTGCTGCTACTGGCTCTG